CCGGCGACATCATCAACGGGTCACTGCGGCTTTTGGGTGTCCTGGCCGAAGGCGAAACGCCGTCAGCCGAAACGTCGCAAGACGCGCTGGCCGCCATGAACCAGATGATTGATAGCTGGAACACAGAACGGCTGTCGGTCTTTGCCACGCAGGATCAGGTGTTCACATGGCCCGCGGGCCTGCTGTCGCGCACACTGGGGCCGACCGGCAACTTCGTCGGCAACCGCCCGGTGTTGCTGGACGACAGCACCTACTTCCGCGACGCCAGCACCGGCATCAGCTACGGCATCAAATTCATCAACCAGCAGCAGTACAACGGGATTGCGGTCAAGACCGTGACCTCGACGTTCCCGCAAGTGATCTTCGTCAACAACACGTTCCCCGACATCGAGATGTACATTTACCCGCGCCCGACGCGCGCGCTGGAGTGGCATTTCATCTCTGTCGAAGAACTGACCAAGCCGGCGCTGCTGGCCACCGAACTGACGTTCCCGCCGGGCTATCTGCGTGCGTTCCGCTACAATCTGGCTTGCGAAATGGCGCCAGAGTTTGGCGTTGAACCGTCGCCCCAGGTGCAGCGGATCGCCATGACCAGCAAGCGCAACCTCAAGCGCATCAACAACCCTGACGACATCATGTCCATGCCGTACAGCATCGTGGCAACTCGTCAGCGGTTCAACATCTACACTTCAAATTATTGATCGTATTTGCTATGCTTACCGCCGATAAAACCTTTGGTTCCTTTAACCGCCCGCAAAAGCCCTTTAGCTTTGTACGCGTTGATGGCGTGCTGAATGTTTTCGCGGTGCGACAGCAACTCAAGATTTTCCAGCCGGTTGTCCGCGCGGTTCAAATTTTTATGATTGATCTCCATTCCCTCCGGAATAGGGCCTATAAAGGCCTCCCACATCACGCGGTGAACCGCGACTCTGGCGTATTTTCCATCTTTGCATGGGCTGAACCGAACGTAGTGGTCGCGCGCAACGCGCGTTTTGACCGGACGAGCGCCGCTGTCGCCGACCCACGTTTTGCCGTGCTTAATGTTGAACGCCGTGGTAATGCTGGTGTTGAGAAAAGCAGCTACGGCGCCCAGCGCGGCACCTTTGGCAAACATATTTTTTGCCGCGTCAATTTGTTCCGCGTTAAACAGCTTTCCTCTCGCTACGCGCCTGACACGCGCAAGATTGCTGATCTCGTAAAGACCTTCATAATTGCGGACTGGTTTCCAAATCTCCATGCCGTAAACGTTAAACCCCTACACGTTGAAAGTCAACCGTAATGGCTAACGTCAAAATCTCTCAACTTCCGCTGGCAACCTCGCCGCTGGACAGCACTGTCGAGATGCCTGTCGTGCAGGGCGGCGTAACCAAGCGCGCTGGGATGACCACCATCGGCTTCTTGCAGTCTGGTACTGGTGCGGTTCTTCGCACGGCGCAGAATAAGATGCGTGACACGGTAAGCGTCAAAGACTTCGGCGCTGTCGGCGACGGCACGACCAACGACAGGGCGGCAATTCAAGCTGCCATTGACGCAGTCGGCGCTGCGGGTGGTGGCATCGTTTACGTGCCCCCCGGCGATTACATCTTGAACAGTGGCCTTGCTTGGACGGCAAGCGATGTGAACCTTGTTGGCGCTGGCATGGGCGCAACGCGGCTTATCTGCACGTTTGCATCGGGCGATATTGTCACGATTGGCAACGGCATTGCCAACCCCAACAACTGTTCCGTGTCCGACCTGTCCATAACATCAAACGTTGTCAAGGTAGGCGGCGCGGCGCTTGTCATGCGTAACGCCTACAACTGCCGGTTCCTGCGGTTCCGTCTTGAAGCCAATATGTATGAAGGCGTGGTAGTTGACGGCGGCTCTGGCCAGTTCATCAACTACATTGACGATTTTATTATTGATAGCGGCCTTCATGGCATCGTGCTTTCCCGCGATGGAACGCTGCCGCAAGACGTGTTCATTCAGAACGGGGTGATTGCCAACTGCACCGGCTCCGGCCTGTTTATGAAGCATTGCAGCGGGGTTTACTGCACCTATCTTGACCTGCTAACGTGTCAGCGTGGTGTTTACACGCTTCCATCTGTCGGCCAGCGCGTTGTGGCTGTGTTTATGGACGGCGTTATCGGCGATACCTGCGTCGAAAACGGCTTTGACATAACGACCAATGGCGGCCTTGTTGCTGATTGGATCATGTCGAACTGTTGGGGCGCTTCCAATGGGCAGACGACGGGTCAAAACGGGCTGCGGATTGCCGCTGGTGCCGGCACTGTGTCTGGCATCAACATCAGCAACTCGCTATTTTTTAACAACGGAGGCGACGGTATTTTGCTGCTGTCTTGCTCCGATATTCACCTTTCAAACGTTAGCTGCCACGTCAACTCCAAGACTGTTCCCGGCAATAAGCACGGCCTTGAAGTCGCCGCTGGCGTGTCGCAATGGTCTGTCACCAACGGCAACTTTGGCACGGCAGGGCTATTCTCGACGAACGACCAAGGCTACGGCATCTTCATTGCTGCTGGCGCTTCGGACAATTATCAGATTATTGGCACCAACTGCATCGGCAACGTGACCGGCGCAATCTTGGATGGTGGCAGCGGCACAACCAAATACATCTCTTACAACACTGGCTACCGCACCAGCAACAGCGGTTCCGCAACGGTTCCATCAACACAAACAAGCATTGTGGTTAACCCTGGCCTGTCGCCCACCTTTACCATCAACGATGTTTTGGCAACCGCGCAAGGCGATACGCCGGAGCGTTGGTGGGTTGAAGCAGTAAGTTCGACAACTTTCAAAATTCAGCTTGCAAGCGCCGCTGCGGCTAACCGCACGTTTAGCTGGTCTGTTAGGACAAAGGGCGCATGATGTGGACGCACTACTGCAAGCCTGACAAGGCATGGTTAAGCGTTGAGCGCGGTGAACCTTGCAACTGGTGCGACGCACCGGAAACGCCGGAAGAACCAGACGACGCTGACGACGAACTGGAATAACGCATGAAGTCGCCCATCCTCGGTTCAAGCTATGTGGCCCGCAGCATCAATGCTGCGGATGCCCGCATGGTGAACCTCTTTCCAGAGGTTGTGCCAGAGGGTGGGCAGATGCCTGCGTTCCTTAACCGCGCGCCTGGGCTGAAGCTACAGCAGGCCGTTGGCACCGGGCCGATCCGGGGGTTGTGGGCGCACCAGACGCAAGGCTCTGACTTCTTCGTCGTGTCGGGCAACGAAGTCTACAAACTATCCTCGCTGACCGGCACGCCGGTGCTGCTGGGGTCAGTCACTGGCAGCGGGCCGGTGTCCATCGCCGACAACGGCGACCAGATCATCTTTGCGTGCAACCCGGATGCTTTCGTCTACACCGAGTCCACCAACACGTTTGTGCAAGTCACCGATCCTGACTTCCCTGGCGCGGTGACGGTCGGGTATCTCGACGGCTACTTCGTGTTCAACCCGCCCAACAGCCAGCGGCTGTACGTCACCAGCCTGCTGGACGGCACGCAGATCGATCCGCTCGATTTCGTCAGCGCCGAAGGGTCGCCTGACGGCATCGTCGGCCTGATCGTCGATCACCGCGAAGTGTGGGTGTTCGGCACGGACAGCACCGAAGTCTGGTACAACGCCGGCACGGCGGACTTTCCGCTGGCACGCATCCAAGGCGCGTTCAACGAGATCGGCTGCGTCGCGCCATATTCCATCGCCAAGCTGGACAACGGTGTGTTCTGGTTGGGAACCGACGCCCGCGGCCAAGGCATCGTCTACCGCGCGACGGGTTACGTTGGCCAGCGCGTATCCACGCACGCGGTCGAGTGGCAAATCCAGCAATACCTCAACATGTCCGACGCGGTGGCTTACACCTACCAGCAGGACGGCCACGCCTTCTACGTCCTGAACTTCCCCTCTGCCAACACGACGTGGGTTCTGGATGTCGCCACCGGGGCTTGGCACGAACGGGCTTATTTCAACGAAGGCGTGTTCTCGCGTCACCGCGGCAACAGCCAGTGCAACTTCCTTGGTAACATCGTCATCGGCGATCACCTGAACGCCAACATCTACACCTTCGACCTGACGACCTACGCTGACAACGGCACCCCGCAGAAGTGGCTGCGGTCGTGGCGGGCGCTGCCGACCGGCCAGAACAACCTGAAGCGCACGGCGCAGCACAACCTTCAGATCATGTTTGAGTCTGGCGTGGGCTTGTCGGGCAATGATCCGTTTGACTTTTCCGGGCTGCTGCTGACCGAAGGCGGCGACTTCCTTATCACGGAGTCGGGCGACTTTATCGAAGTTTCCTTGGGGTCTGTGCAGGGCGCGAACCCACAGGTTATGCTGCGCTGGTCGGATGACGGCGGTCACACATGGTCGAACGAGCATTGGGTGTCTATCGGCAGGATCGGCGGCTACGGCCAGCGCGCCATCTGGCGTCGCCTGGGCATGACGATGAAACTGCGCGACCGCGTGTACGAGGTGTCTGGCACTGACCCGGTCAAGCTGGTTATCATTGACGCCGAACTGATGTTGAGCGGCACTAATGCCTAATCCCGTCAACATCACCAACATCACGCCGCCGCGTGTGCAGTTGGTTGACCCGAACACAGGGTTGGTCAGCCGCGAATGGTTCAGGTTTTTCCAAAGCCTGTTTCAGTTGACCGGCAGCGGGCAAAACGACTTCACGCTGCAAGACTTGCAGATCGGCCCTGACAGCGACGCTGCGTCGCTGGCGGCTGTGTTGCAGACCGAAATCCAGAACCTGTCCGTGTCGCCGCCGTACACACCGCAGTTGGTTCGCCATCGCTACGGTTCGTTCTACGACACCACCACGCAGACGGCGGCGGCTATCAACACTGCCTACGCGATGACGTTCAACACAATTGATTTGTCGGTTGGTGTCACCCGCGGCACACCTACGTCGCGTATCTACGTTGATACGCTGAACGTATATAACGTGCAATTTTCCGCGCAAGTTGATAAAACAGCCGGCGGCGTCGGGTTGGTCTGGATTTGGCTGCGTAAGAATGGTGTAAACGTGCCGGACAGCGCCGGCCAAATCCGCATACAAGGCAACAACGCCGAAATTCTTGCGGCGTGGAATTACATCATTGAGTTGAACGCAGGGGATTATATTGAATTGATGTGGGAAGTGGACGACACATCGGTTATCCTTCTGGCAGATGCTGCGTCCGCCGTTCATCCGTCTGTTCCGTCGATCATTCTTACCGTGACCAACAACATCAGCTCAGATGGGAGCTACTAATGGCCGTTCTTTCTCCTTCACCCAAAGCGCAGTTTCTGGACGCTTCCGGCAACCCGCTGGTCGGCGGTAAGGTCTACACTTACGCCGCCGGCACGACCACGCCACTAGCAACCTTTACGACCGGCGCCGGCACGCAGCCAAACACCAACCCGGTGATCTTGGACTCCCGCGGCGAGGCCAACATCTGGTACAGCAACGGCACGTCGTACAAGGTTGCGCTGACCGATTCGGCTGACGCTTTGATCTGGACGGTAGACAACATCGTCACGATTGGGTCGATGGCTTTCCAGAACGCCAACGCGGTAGCCATCACCGGCGGCACCATCGGGTCGGGCGTGACGTTCAACGGCAACACCACCGGCACTGCGTCCAACGTCACCGGCGTCGTCGCGGTCGTCAACGGCGGCACGGGTTCGACCACGGCTGCCAACGCGCGCACCGCCTTGGGGGCAGCCAAGTCAGGCGCTAACGACGACATCACGGCGCTGGATCAAGACGTGGTGCTTGTGGCCACTGGCACGATTGGCGCGACCAGCATCGGCTACCGCGGTGCGCCGCAGAACGCCCAAACGGCAGCCTACCAACTGGCGCTGACCGACAACGGCAAGCACATCTCGATCACCACCGGCGGCGTCACGATCCCGGCCAACAGCGCAGCGGCGTTCCCGATTGGTGCGACGGTTGTCATCTACAACAACAGCGGCAGCAGCCAGAGTATCGGCATCACGACCGACACGCTGCGGCAGGCTGGCACGACCAACACCGGCACGCGGACACTGGCCAACTACGGCCTGGCGACGTGCGTCAAGGTGGACACGACTGTGTGGGCCATCACTGGCGCAGGGCTGTCCTGATGAGCGGCGCGGTGCTGTCCTTGCTGGGTACGTCGGGTGGGGCGGCGTCTGCCGTGACCATCACGGTCGATCCCGCAACGATCACGGGCATCAACATCGGCCTTACCGCGTCGGCGCAGTACCAGCTTAACAGCAGCGGCAATGCGTTCCAGATCGTCAACGGCGGTGGTGCTACACTGTTGTACGCTTGGTGCGTCCCGGCGGGCCAAGCAGCCAACTACGAAGTGTACGCCAGCCTGGTGTCAGGGTCGTTGAGCGGCGGCAGTTCAGCCACCGACACTTGGCTGGCGCTGACATCGACACGCAATTGGCTGGTCAGCACCACCACACTTCAGTACGCAACGCTGAATGTTGGTATCCGGCGTATCGGCACCACCACCATTTTGGCGGCGGCTGACATCGAATTAGCCGCCGAAGCAGTATAAGGATAGGCCATGTCTGTTACCGCCAAAGCCCTGATCCCGGCCAAGGTCGCCGAAGATACGCAGTCCACGCAGTACACTGCGACCAACGTGACGACGATCATCGACAAATTCACGGCCACCAACTACGGCGCGTCCGCTGCGTCGATCAGCGTCAACCTGGTGACGGCAGCCGATACATCTGGCACGCAGAACCTGATCGTGAAGACCAAGACGCTCCAGCCGTCCGAAACATACACGTTCCCGGAACTGGTGGGCCACGTCCTGAACCCGAACGGGTTCATCTCAACGCTGGCGTCTGCGCCGCTGACAATCAACATCCGCGCGTCAGGACGTGAGATTAGCTGATGGCTACCGTAGTCCGCCCTATGGTCGAGGAAGACCTTCCGGCTTACGTCGAGATGGCGGCGGCGTTCCACGCCAACATGCCTGCAAGCGGCATCATTCCGTTTGACCCGGACGGCACCGCGACGTTTTTGTCAAACTTGATCGACAAAGACAATTTTTTGTTGCTGCTGGCGGAAATCGACGGCGTGCCTGTCGGGATCGCCGGGGCGGCGCTGTACCCCATGTATTTCAGCCCCGGCAGTTTTGTCGTGCAAGAGATGTGGTGGTGGCTGGCGCCGCAATGCCGCGGTAGCGGGGCGGCGCAGAGTATGTACAAGCACATCGAAAATTGGGCTGTTGAAAATGGCGCGGTTGCGGTATTTATGATAGCGTTGCATGATGTGAATGTAGAACGCATGGCAAAAATGTACGCTCGTTCTGGTTTCCGCCCGATGGAGCGCACATTTATAAAAGGATTGGTGTAATGGCTGTTGCCTCCGCCCTTATCGCAGGAACTGCCGCGCTTGCTGGCGGCGCAATCGCCGCCGGCGGCGCCAAGAAGGCCGCCCGCGCGCAGGAGCAGGCGGCGCGTGACGCGCAGGCCGCCAACGAACGGGCGTTGGAGCGTCAGATCGGGCTGCAAGAACCGTTCCGCCAAGCTGGCCTTACCGCGCAAGAGCAGATTATGCAATTGCTGGGGATCGGCGGCGACGCATCGGCGGCGGGTTACGGCAGTCTGGCCAAGCCGTTTGGCCAGACTGACTTCGAGCAAGACCCAGGCTACGCATTCCGCCAAGCGGAAGGTATGCGTGCGCTGGAGCGCAGCGCGTCGGCGCGCGGCAATCTGCTGTCAGGTGGCACGCTGCGCGGCATCCAGCGGTTTGGGCAGGACTTGGCCAGCCAAGAGTATGGCAACGCCTTCAACCGCTACCAGATCGAGCGCAGCGCGCGCTTGAACCCGCTCCAGTCGCTGATGGGTTCTGGCCAGTCGGCGACCAACGTCATGACGGGTAATGTCGGTCAGGCTGGGCAGAATGAAGCCGCTAACCTTTATGGCGCCGGGCAGGCCCGCGCGTCTGGCTACGTCGGTCAGGCTAACGCACTGGGTGGCGCACTGAGCAGCATCGGTCAGGCAGCGGCGTCGTTCCCGCTGATGCAGGCGCAGATCGGCTATCTCAATCAGGAGGCGCCGGGCGGAGGCGTAATAAACAATATGTCGCGCATTCCGCGGGGCGCGTACAGCGGCATCGGCGGCTAATTAAGGACGGACAATGGCCAATCAAGCAATCGCCCTTCAAGCCCGCGCACCGCAAGGCAACTTCTTGGCGCCTGCGATCCAGCAGGGCGCGCAGATGATCAACATGATGTCGCAGCAGCGCGCTGCTGAACGTCAGGCGGCGGCGCAGCAGCAGCAGTTGGAGATCGCGCGCGCGGCTGAAGGGCGGGCTGCGCGCGGCGAAGCACGTCAGATCGTCGCTGACGATCAAGAACGAGCCAAAGTGCGGGCGGGCGCGATTGGTAACGGTTTGATAGGTCTTCTTCGCGACCCCAGCGACAACGGTTTGGTGCAAACAATTGAAACGTTTAAGTCACTTGGTATGAACCCCGCCGAATATGAAGGCGTTATGGGGCAACTTTCAAAAATGCCCGACGCAAACCAACGCAAGGTGTTTGCGTTGGAGTTTATCGCGGGGTCAGAAAGCGCAAGAAACGCGCTTAAATATGTCGCGCCTAATATAAAAGCCGAGCAAGTCGGTGATGCAAAAGTCTTTATCGACGACAACGCAAACTCACCTACTTTTGGCAGCGAGTTGTTTCGGATCACGGCTTCGCCAGAACCAATCAAAATGAGTCCGCAAGTTGTTGATAGCACGCTGTATAACGTCAACCCGGTTACGGGCGTGGCCAGCGAAGCTACAATGGGTGATGCGCGAGCGGGGCTGGTTCCGCAGCCCCGCACACTCACGCGGACGGACACCGGCGTTGTGTCGCCCTACGCCATTCAGAACGCAGCCGCGCCTGCTGCGACTGAGGGTCTGCCAGGCCCCCGCGCCGTAAATGCCGCGGTTGCCACTCCCCGTCCTGCGGCTGCCCCTGCACCTATGGTTACAGCGCGCGGCCCGCAGATTGAACAGTTGGTGGGCCAACTTAACCCCGGCGTTGTTGTCACTGGGCGCGCACGCACGCCAGAACGCAACGCTGAAGTCGGCGGTGTTCCGAACAGCCTTCATATGTCCGACAACGCCCGCGATTTTAGGCCGGCTGCTGGGCAGTCGGTTGACGATCTGTTCAAGAAGCTGTCTCCGCTCAAGGCGCAGGGTTTCGATGTGGTGCTGGAGAAAAACAAAAACATCGTCCACGTCGAAACGGGGCCGGGCATGGGCCGGGCAGCGCCGGTGGCGCGCGCACCTGTTGCCGCGCCTGCGCCTGCTGGCGGCCAAACGATTGCAGAAGCCGCAACGCAAAAAGCACTCCGCAAAGTCCTGCCAATTATCGGGTACAACGCCGAAACAGGCGCAAGCCGCGTAGAAGACCTGATTAAAGCGTCCACCAGCGGCGCGGTGGAAATGATCGGTTCCGAGATCATGGGCGCTGCAACTGGTAAAGGTACGCCGGGGCGCGCGGCGCTGGGTGAACTTAGCGCGATTGCCGACAACATGACGTTTGAAAAGTTGAGAGGCAAGTTGGGCGCGCAGATTTCCGACGCTGACGTTCGGTTGATTGCGCGGACTATGGCCGATATTGCCAACGGAAATACGCCCGCTAACGTGCGAGAGGCGGCATGGAAAAATGTCGTGCTGCCGGGCCTTCTGCGCGGCGCCGGCATGGAGCCTAAGACACCTACTGCGTCTGCCGGTCGCCAGACGCCTACCGTGCCAGTTCTAACGCCGGAACAAGTGCGCGCCGATCCTAGCATCAAGCGTTGGAAAACCACGGACGGAAGGATCATGACCCGGCCATGAAACAGAACGATCCTTACGCCGGGCTAGGCACTTACGAACAGGGCGGCGCAGACCCTTACGCGGGGCTGGGCGTTGTTGAGAAGGCAATGCCGCGCACCAAAGCCCCGCGCACGGGTATGGACAAAGCCACGCAAGTGGCCGGCGTTGCCGCCAACGCGCTGCTGCCCTACGCGACTGCCGCGAGCATGGGCGCGATGGCGGGCGCGCCCTTCGCCGGCGTTGGCGCTGTGCCAGGTGCTGCGGGCGGTGTGCTGGCCTTGGGCCTCGGCGATATTGGCACAAGCGCCTACAACCTTGCTGCGCCGCTGTTCGGCGGCCAGCGCGTCCCGCTGCCGTCTGAAGCCATGCAGCGTGGATATCAGCAGATGGGCGCAACCCGCGCACCAGAGACGCCAGGCGAACAGGTGTTTAGCGATGTTCTGTCCGGCGCCGTTGGCGGCGCGGGCCAAGCCAAGGCTTTCCAGACCTTGGCCAGCAAAGCAACATCACCCCAGGCGCGGAACTTCATGCGCGCTATGGGCCAGAACATCGGTGGCCAAGCCGCTGCGGGCGCGGGCGCAGCAGGCGCACCGTCGATTGCGACAAACTTCCTTGATGTGACGAACCCGGCGGCGCTGCTGGGTCTGGGTCTGGCGGGCGGCGGCGCAGGGTTCAAGGCCGCTACGCCGAAGGCCAAAGCCATTCCTGCTGCCCGACTGAAAGAAAAGTCTACCGATCTGTACAAACAGATGGAAGCGGCAAACGTCAACGTCGCGCCAACCGCGATGGCCGATCTGGAATCCGCCGCGCTTTCAAAATTGCAAAGCCTGAAATACGACCCAGACACCGACGTGCTGGTCAACAAGGCGTTGGGGCTGTTCACCAAAAAATCCGACAAACCTATATCGTTTGATATGTTGGAGAAGTTCAGGCGTTCGATCCGCGATCTTCCGTACAGCGAAGCGGGCGGCAAAAGCGGCACCGCCGAACAGCGCGCTATGGTTAAGGCGCTGGATGATGTCATCGACGACTTCATGAGCAATCTGACGCCGGCGCAGACAACGTCGGGTGACCCTGCGGCGGCGGCTGCATTCCTTAATCAAGCCCGCGGCATTCGATCAACGGCATACCAGACAGAGACGTTAGAAAACGCTTTTGACGCGGCCAACAGAACTTCTAGCCAAGCGGACAGCACGAAGTCGTTTTCGCGGGCGCTGCGGGACGAGTTTGGCCGCATAGCCAAGAACGACCGCAAGCTGTCGAAGTTTGACAAGCCAACGCAGGAACTGATTAAAAAGGTCGCCAACGGCACGGTCACGCAGAATGTGTTGGCGCAGTTGGGGCGCTTGGCCCCCAGCGCCCGCGTGTTTGGCGGGCAACTTCCGTTTGTGGGCATCGGCGCGTCGTATTCACCAGAATCCGCAATGGGGTTGCTGGCAACGCAAGCTGCTGGCGCTACAGCGCGGGGCGTGGCAAACAAGATGTCGCGCACCCAAGCGCAAAAGGCATTGGCCAGTGCCAGCGGCGTGAGACCCGGCGGCCCAGGCTTCTACGTTCTGTCGCCTGTCGCGCAGCAAAACGTGATGGCGCAAGAACGCGCGCAACGCAACCAACGCTAACACAGACTTGATGAGGCGCTGACGTGACGACCATCGACCAGACCGAAGCGCGGCTGAACACGCATGAGGAGGTGTGTGCCTTGCGGTATGCCGGCATCTGTGCGCGACTGAAACGTCTGGAGAATATCGGCGTTGGCGCGGCGGGTACGATCATCATGCTGCTGGTCACTATCGTTCTAAAGATTAGCTAACCACCGCGGTCTGAAAGACTGCTTTGCAAGGTTATTTATGGCAGTCAATCAGTACGACGTTGACCCAGAGGGCGACGCCAAAATTGCTGAGTTAGCCGCCGATCTCGGCAGCCAGAACGCAGCAGCACTTCGGCTGAACGTCAGCCGGGCGGCGGTGCAGAACGCCTGCCGCCGTCATGTGGCACGGACAGCCGCGGTTCTGTCGCTCGACACGCCCAAGGCAGACCCGTTGCCGCCAGCCGATCTGCCGTTTGCAGAGCGGCTGGCGCTGATGAAGAAGCGCAACGCGCTGCGGATCGCACACGCACAGGCGCAAGCCTGGCAGACCGTGCGGATACCGATCAAAGGGCCATACGCCATCTGCTGGTTCGGCGATCCGCACCTCGACGATCCGTTCTGCGACTTGGTCGGCTTCGAGCGTGACGCCCGCATCTGCGCCGAAACCGAAGGGCTGTACGGCGCCAACGGCGGTGATTCGATCAACAACTGGGTGGGCAGGCTAGAGCGCCTGTACGGCGAACAATCCGCCACGGTATCAGAAGGCTGGGAACTGGTCGAGTGGGCGTTGAAACATCTAGGCGTCAACTGGCTGGTGTGGATTCTGGGTAACCACGACACATGGAACTACGGCAAACGCATCTTCGACGGCATGAACACCGAACGCATCCTGATGCGCGACTGGGACGCCAAGTTGCAACTGGCGTCGCCGTGCGGCGGCATCACCCGCGTCTGGGCGCGGCACGACTTCAAGGGCCACTCGATGTACAACGAGTTGCACGGCCTGAAGCGCGCGGCGATGATCGACGAACACGCCGACATCTACGCTGCGTTCCACCGGCACACGTTTGGCACCGGCCAAGGCGAGTTTGCTGGCGGGCGGCGCTACACACTGGTGCGCGCCAAGGGCTACAAGGAGTCCGACGACTACGCGCTCAAGGGCCAGTTCGCAGAACAGCGCAGCGGGCAGTCAGTGGTCACGGTCATCACGCCGCGCAACGGCGTTGCTCCGGCGGTCAGCGTGTTCGAGGATGTGCAGGAAGGCGCGGACTTCCTGACGTACAAGCGCAGAAAGGCTGGGTTGTGATCGACCTTCTATGGTATTATACCTTCCGGTACGGAAAACGCATGGGCGTTACGCAATGAGCATTGTCCTTGGCCCCCGGTCTATCGCCCGTTTGCAGGACGTGCATCCTGATCTGGTGCGCGTTGTCCGCCGCGCTGCCACCCTGTCCAGTCTGGACTTCACCGTGTTGGAGGGCTGGCGCGGGTTGCCTAGGCAGAAGCAGTTGATGGCGCAGGGCGCCACCCGCACGCTGAACTCCCGGCACTTGACCGGCCACGCCGTTGATCTGGCGCCGATGATCGGCGGCACTGTGTCGTGGGACTGGCCACTGTATCACCGTCTGGCCAAGATTGTGAAAGCCGCTGCGGCGCAGGAAAACGTCCCGATTGTCTGGGGCGGTGACTGGAGAACTTTTAAAGACGGCCCACATTGGGAATTACCGTGGAAGCAATACCCCAAAGGAGAATGACATGAAGTTTGTTTCTTGGATTGTGAACCGGCTCAAAGAGCCAAGCACCTACGCCGGCGTCGCCAGCCTCGCGCTGGCGCTGGGCCTGACCGACGTGCAGTGGGAAGCAATCTCGGCTGCGGTTGCTGGTCTGGCTGGGCTTGCCGCCGTGTTCCTGATGGAAAAGCCGGAAGAGTGATCAAGCTTCTGACGCTCTTTCTGTCGCTGCTCGACCGGGTGTTTACCGAATGGTGAAACGCCAAGCAGCAGGCGCAA